AGAATCCATACTTGCAAAATCTCCCATGCAAATTATAGTGTTAGGTTTTAAATCTGCTGCTAGTCTACCTGCCCATAAAAACCTATCATTGCTTGCTTTAGGTGTGCAATGCGGATCACCCATTACTAAATGTGTTGCCATTAGTTCAACTCCTTATCTCTTTTCTTTTTTAAATATTCCAAGAAGTCAACTACATTAGACTCATCATCAAATTCTGCAACAGAACTTATAGTTAGACCTTGGTCTTTTTTCTTTTTGTCTTCAGCAAAACCACGAAGCCCCCACAGAAAAGTTGAATGAGGGTCAGTAGTTGCCATTTTTATCATGCCTCTAGCTATAGTAGAACATAATTCATATTGCTCAGTAGTCATTTTAGAGTTACTATCCATAATTATACCACAAGTAAAACCTTTTTGCCATGGGGTTACAATAACTTTAACTGAGTTAATTAAGTTTAATTTTTCTTTTTTAGTCATACCAATATTTATCTACATTCTCTTTATTGTATTCAATAACTTTGTGCTCAAAACCTCTTTTCATACTTTTTTTACCAAAGTATTCAGCTTTTTTTTCGTCATCAAATATTTCATTATTAAATATTTTATATTCTGTATCTTTTTTATTTTTATAAATTACAAAGTAAAGCATAACACTATATGGGTTAAGAGTATCGATGGCAAATAGACCCCTCAAACTACTCACCACCGAACTCTACGGCTTCCTCCCTTGGATTTGTAACAGAAGTGTACCAAATCCATTTAGGATTTTTACCTTTAGATTGCTGTTGCGGTAACAACTGCAATTTATCTCTTCCCCAACAAGGAAGTTTGTATGGGCAGTATGAACATACAAAACCCAAAATTCTATTACCAGTAGGCTTACTTCTAAAAGTTTCTGCAACATCATCATAACATCTTTTAAAAGGTTTACCTTCTTTTATTGCTGTATAATTATCTTCTGCAACTTTTAATGCATTAATTTTATGTTCTTCTACAGAGGTAGGTGTTTCACAAACTGTCCACTCACCTGTAGATTTATTAATAGCTATCCAACCACCAAATTTTTTATCTTGACTTTCTCCGTATAGAAAACCTTGTGATGCATAACCAAAGGAATCTTCTTTAACAACTTCGTTAAATCCTCCAGCCTCTCCAAATTTTTTTTCAAAAGAATATGGTGATGCACTTTTAATATCCCAAATTTTTCCATCAATTTCAACATCTTGTCTACCTTCAATTTTATCTCCTTTAATATTATATTGAACTTTCTTTTGCTCATTGGTAATTTTTATACCTGCAGATTTCATAACAACTATAGCTAATGCTTCTATAATATCTCCAAATGTATTTCTCATTTTAACATTATAAGGTTGACCTTCACCTTTTATACCTTTTGCTTCCATCTGTAATTGACATAATGGCCTACCAATGTTTGACATTCTAGGTTCAAACTTATCTCTTCTTGGCTCTTCAAACTGTTTTAGTAAGGCGTTTTTACACGCCTCACCAAACTCCTGTACTAACCGTTTGTCTAGTTTTACAGGATTCTTTGATACATTATCTAGGTATTGTTGAACCTTTAATAATATTGTATTCATTATGAAGCCAATATTTCTTCTGGTGAGTCTTTACCAATATCTTCTACAATTTCTGCATCTACTTTATTCATAGTCTCCGTAGAACTTTTAAGTTTAGCAGAATTGTAACCCTCAACAACCTCTTTGTTCTCAGCATCAATGGATTCTTGGAATACTTTTAATGTTTCCATATCAGTATCAGACAATTGCAAGTTAGCATCTGCATCAACTGATATCTCTGGTACATAAAAAACATTACCACCTTTTTTCTGTCTCTTAGTATTTAAAGAAAAACTACAATTAAACATAAGTTTTTTTCTTTTCTTTAAAAGATCTAATGCAGATGTAACAGGTGAAAATGCTGTCCCAGTAACTCTGTAAAGAACTGGTATATTCTCTACTGATATAGCATCACCTTGTGCAGTTTTACCATCTTTTACAGATAACAAACCATACACTAGTTTGTAACATCTAATAGTTCTTTGACGTTCTAACTGCTCTGGGGTTAGCGTTGACCTTTCTTTAAAAGGTATCTTACCACATTTTGTACCGCCTAATATATCTATAGCTTCCTCTCTCCAACTCTTAAAGATTATGGATCTATTTACATACTCACTCTTATCTGCATCATAGTGCATGTATTGCATTGCACTAATAAACGGCCTTAGTGTAACTGGTTTTCCAAAAATATTTTGACCTACATTGGAATCATAGGTAGAGAAATAACCTACAGGTAATTGATTACCATCATCATCCTCTGGTGTACGATTGATAGATAGTCTAGGTATTGTAGTACCTGTACTAGATCCATCATCTTGCCCTATGGCTTGCATTATCTGCTCATTGGACATTCCTTTTACTATTATATCATTGTTAGACATTTGTCCTCCTTATTTTAGCGTTGGCGTATAACATAATTTAGTTGAAAATTCAATACTCATTTTGTCACATCATATAATACTTTGATTATTAAATACATAACATATATAATTGACATTATAAACAAAACATTCTCTAGCATATCATTGTTTCTCCATCTGTTACTTTTACGGATAGGCCATCAGCATTTGCAAAGTAATCCCACTCCGACAAAAACTCATGATCTTTATTTATATACAATGTAGTAGGTTCTATCATACATTGGTCCTTCAACGCGGTGTATTCTAAAAAAGCAGAATACTCATCATCAGAATACTCATCAAGAGTATCTAATGCGTCTATGTCTTTTGACATTATACTTCCTCCATTTGCAACCAGTTGCTACCTATTTTTAATTCAGTATCTAATGGTACATTAAAGTTAATTTTGTAATACTTTTTTAACGAGGGTATTACGTTTGATGTGCCCAGTTTAAATATTTCACTCATCACATTTTCCTCACCTGGATAAACATCAGCTACAATAGAATCATGAACTGTGTTTATGAGTAAACTTTTGCATCCTTTTTCTGTCATCATCTTGTGTATATTTATACAAGCTAATGGTACTATGTCTGCTGTTGCAAAACCTTGTACAGGATAATTTTTTATTTGTGTTGCATAAGTAGATCCACCCCATGGTGTTCTTTCTGCATACGGGAATGAGTATTCTCTACCTGTAGGTAGCTTAACTCTCTTATATTTTATGGCCTCAGTTTGTAATTTTTCATGCCAAACTTTTATGTCTTTATACTTCTCTAAAAATTTAGTGTAGTATCTTTTCTCATCTTCAGTTCCAGTTACACCACCATACAAAGGTTTAAATGTGTGGGCCTTTGCATCTTGCCTAGATACACCTATAATATCTGCAGTGTATTGGTGCACATCTATTTTATTCTGTATATCTTCCATACCTTGTTTATCTTGTGCAAGATACACAGCAGTTCTAAACTCTAATTGTGCAAAATCTATCTCCATTATTTTACCATCTTCAAATCTAGAAGTAACAACTTTACGAATAGGAAATGTTTTACCTCTAGGTTGATTTTGAAAGTTAGGATCTCTGCTAGATAGTCTACCTGTTGCAGTTACTGCTTGCATAAATTTAGGATGTAAAAACCCTTTATCATTTGTAAAATTTTTTAAACCTTCTACAAATGTATCTAAGTAAGTAGACACAGCATTATGCCTAACAATTGCATCTATAAATTCTTTAAACTCACCCTCTGCCTCCGATGAAATTTTACTTAATGTAATTTTATCTGTTCTAAATCCAGACTCTGCAATATCATAAACACTTCTAGGTCTTTGTCTAAACCCTGCAACTTTGGCCATAGGTGTGTAAGTGTAACCATCACCATCACATTCGCTACACTTAGTATAATTTTTATATGGGCTACCATCTTTCTTTATTCTCTTAATTACACCTTTACCATGACATCCTATACATTGCTCTGCTACAGTTCTATGAATTACTTCAGTGTTATCAGTTATTAAATTTCTAAATTGAACTCTAGAAAATTGTGGTCTTTTTTTATTTTTACCTGTGCTTTTATCTATACCTACATTAAATATTTTAGACCATTGTTTTTTATCTTTAGGTTTCATAGAGTATATTAACCATGATAATTGTTCTGGACTAGATAAATTAATTTTAGTATCTCCCATTTGTTTGTAGACAATTTTATCTATCTTTTGTTTTAAGTATGCAAACTCTGCACGATACTCCTTCTCAACTTCATTTAATTTTTGTACATCAATATTAATTCCATTTCGTTCCATACCAGTTAAGACAACTAAAAATTCATTCATCATCTTAGTGGTAGATAATAGTTCTTTATTTTTTTCTAATCTAAAATCATCCATTTGAGAATCAAATAATTTTCTTGTTATCTGTACATCTATCTTACCATATTCTTCTACAACATCTGCAGGTATATTCTCAAAAGATATTCCTCTATCCATGTATTCTTTTATACTACTATCTTTAGATCCTATCTTTCTTCTACGGCAACACATCTCTAATGTTAAACTTTTTCTTATACCTCTATTTAAAATATATTCACCAAGCATAGTATCATAAACTCTACCAGTGTATTTAAATCCTGCCTCAAGCAACCACATTAAATCAAATTTAATATTGTGACCTACAAGTAAAGTTGTTTTATTTAAAGTATCTTGTATCTTAACAGCACATCCCCTATCTATTCTCTCACTATGATTTGTAAAATAATATTCATCATTAATACCTACACTAACTAATATATTGTCTGGGTGAAATGGTGATGGATCATACCCACCCGTCTCTGTTTTTTGCCAAGATGTTTCTACGTCTACTGTTGTTATCATACAGCTGTTCCTTTCATAGATATAATTAATATTTTTAAATGTCTTAATTCTTTTTGTTGCTCTGCTAATACGTTTTGATATTCAATAATCATATCCCACATATCTTGTATTTGTAATGTCATGTAGCATGAATATAATAAAACAAAAATTATACTAAATGCTATAACCAAATTTACTAACTTATCTAATCTACTCATACTTCATACCTACTTATACTTCTTCTAATGGTACACACAGGTTCTCCATGATAACCATTGATTTTATTTTTACTTATACATAATGTTCTTATTTTATTTTCTAAATCAGAGTGACCATTTCTACCTATACCAATAATTAAATCAGCTTCGGCTGCCTTACCTGTTTTAGAGTTTTCCATTTGATCAAATGAAATACTGTTTCTATTATGCGCATCAGCTGATGCTTGAGATATTGCAATCACAGCACAGTCTCTACGTTTAGCTATCTCCCTCACGCTAGTGTAAATTTGTCTTAGCTTTTCATCAGTTCTAGCATACGATCCAGATACATTAACTTTATCTAGCTGATCAATAACTATTATATCTGGTTTATATTTTTCACAGTGTGCATCTATATCATCTATGGACCAATCAACTGTATCAAACATGGATATATTATCTTTTATATTACTCCAAATTCTTTGTGCCTGAACTCTATCAAATAAAATTTCATCTCTTGTCATACCTGTAAAAGAACATATGGCCCTAATCTGTGTACGGATAGCAGGCTCTTCATTTATAAATGCATGTACCTTTGCACCTTGTGAACAAAATCCACCTGGGGCCGCACAAAGACTAACCCAGAACGCAGTCTTACCTGTCTCTGGTCTAGCAAATGCTATCATTAAATTACCACCACCTATACCACCTACATTTTCTCTAAGAACTGGTATGTTAAATTTCCATTTAGTTGTAACTTCTAATAGATCTATAACTTCTTGAATGTCATTTGTTACAGCAGGATTTTTATCTTCGTTAACATTTGACTTATGATTATCTATCATTGTAGATATCTCATTGAAGTTCGCATCTTTACCATTAAATATTTCTGTTGCCTCAACAGCTATTCTTTGTGCAAGATCTCTATCAGCTAATATACGCATTATATCTTTTGCTATTTCTTTACTAGGTTCTTGTACTTCTTTGATGTCTTCAACTAACTCACTAAATTTTTCTTTAGCGGCACGGGTTAATGCAGGATTAAAGATAGCTGTATGCAAAGAATATAACTCATCAACTTTTATATCCTCCTCATATTTTTCATGTGCCTTTTGTACTGTCTCATACAGTGAACTTATATCTCCAGAGAATACTGTTGGAGATAACATGCCCTTATGCTGTGTATAAAATTTTTTATTAAGCATAAGCCTAATCATTTGTTTTTCTATCATTTATCCTCCTTTTTATTTTTTTTAACAGTATAAACTTCATACCAAGCCTTACACTTGTCACATTCATACATACTAACTATATCATACTCAGACTCTGGATGTGTATCTTCGGTGTCAAAATCATTATTCCACCTAACTTTAGTGTCACAGTAAAAACATTTCATTTTATTTCTTTCAATTCTTTTTCTAAATTTTCTATAGTATATTGTGATTTAATTTTATTTAATCTTAAATCTTCATTCTCGTTTTTTAATCTTTTGACTTCTGCATACAAAGCCATGATCTCTGCTATCCTATCATCTTGTGTTTTCTTAGTTTGTTTTTTAAGAAAATCAATTTGCTTTTGCTGTTTATCTATTACTTCCTCAAGATCAGCAGGACCTCTATCTAGATTTATCGTCATCTCCATACTCCTTTCTTAATAATAATTCTATCGTATCTAATATAGATTGATCTCTTTGTGTCCACTCAGATCTATTCATATCTTTAATATCATACTTCCAACTATTCCAGTTATCAAGAATTTCTTGTTTCATTTTTTTATCCATAAAATATTTTCCTTACCTGTTCTGTATTAAAATATTTAAGATCATCTTCTAAAGGTTTTACTATTACATTTTCAAATCCAGAGGATCTTAAATTCTTTGCCATGTCATATGCTTTTGTAGTAGCGTCTCTATCTAAACATATGTATAAATTTTTGTATGGCCTCAAGTGTGACTTTTGTATTTCTTTTAATTTTGTACCCATTATCGCAATGCCAGTAAGTATATTAGATACAGCACAAGCTGAAGGACAATCTTCAACTATAACCGCATCACTACACTCACCACATTTAAATGGTACATCTTTATTACCATACATAAACCACTTAGGAAACTCATTTTTATTTAATGCTCTACCTACTGCGCCTACTATCTTATGTGATATTCTATTTTTAACTAAGAACACAACTCGATCTTGCTTTACATCATATTTAAAATCTGCTCTGCCCCATGACCATGACTCCCAACAATTATTGTTAGATAGCCAACGCATAGCTTTTTCATTTGAATATATTGATTGAAAACTATCTGGTATTTTAAATTCTATATCCTCTATGTGTAATGTTTGATTACCATGAAATACTCTCTGTACATATTGCATATTCTTTTCTCCTTCATATTTTCCTTTTGAATTACACGATGCATGAAAACAATACCAACCTATTTTGTTTTCAGTTGTGTCTATTGATAATGTATTTCTTCCGTTGCAGAATGGACAATCCATTCTTGTCTGTGTTTCTGGTGGTATAGCTAGACCTTTAATTACTTCTAACTGTTGTCTATAATTCAACCTACACTTCCTCATAAGTTAGCATATATCTATTAGGATCATAAAAATTATGATCAGGCTCTATCTTCATTAAATTATTGTTAAGATAGTATGCTACATTATTTTCTATTTTTTCTATTGTTGGCTCGTTGTCGAATGGAATTATTGCTAATGCTACTATCCCCATCCCTACTAATCTTACTTTGTATCTTTTCATGGTCATCTCCTTTATCAGAAAAGTTTTCGTTTGTCAAATTTTTTTTAGGTTTTTTATAATATTTAGGATGTTTCCAAACAAATGTCATAGTCTTCTTCCATCTAACTCCGCTGTACAATCTTTACAGTACATAAAAGGCATACCATCATTATAATATATATCGCCAACATTAATATTTGTTACATCTTTTCTTTTGCCATCAGAGTCCTCAGTAAATACTACTATCTTCCAACCATCTTTTGTTTGCTCATATATATGATTAACCCAACTACCCCCATCTACATCTGGGTAATATTCTAAATTTTCACTATTGCAATGCTCACATTTTAACATACTAATAAACCTTTGTTGATTTTTTATTTATTTCTTTTTTATATTTTTTATACCATGATGTACTTCTACCATTTGCTTTACACCAAAGATAATGATGCTCTAATATTTTTCTTATATTTTCTCCGTAACTCATAGTCTTCCCTTTCTTTCTTTTCTTGTTACATATGGTAATTTAATAGCTGCTTCACTATCATTTTTCTTTTTACTTGTCCAAGTTATATATGCATGGTCGTCATGATCTTTTGGTTTACCATCATATTTTATTATAGCTTTCTTTAAACTTCTAGCTTCTATTATTTTTTTATCTCCACCCATTCGTGTGAATGTGTATTGTCTCATATTACTCCTTATTGTTAAATGGTCGTTATACCCCAACGACCAAAGGGGAGGAAAAGTCTTACCTCATACTAGGACTTTAGCTAAAAACCATTGATCACTGGTTTTAATACAGGTTCTAAGTTACCTATTCTACGTCTAGAATTCTTTTGTGTTATCATACTATAACTCCATTAATTATTTCATCTAAGAATAACATATGTTCTACAGCAATTAGTAGCACTATGTCAACTATACTTTTTAAAATTTCTATTACATCAACCATTGTCTTCCTCCTCTAACTTTTTATTTTTCATTACTACTTTTGTTATAATAAGATAGGCTATTACTGATGCAATACTCAGTGCAATTACACCCATTAATAACATACCTAATCCATATGATGCTGTCATACATCCTCCCAACTTATCTCTCGTAAATTTTCATTGTCAATACCCTCAGAAATAAAACTATGATCTCCATCGTATTCATAAAATTTTTGATTTCCTTTTTCATCTTCTTTGTATAGTGTTAAACTCCAACACATAATTGGAAGTTTATCCCATTTGTTTTTATCCATAACTAATGCTCCTTATAACTTACTTGTTTAACTTTACGATCCCAACAAGCACGGCAATCTTTACATTGACCATCTTGTTTATATGCAGGACACTCTCTACCTCTATGTCTTTTATCTTTATGTACACCAGATGTCCACTTCCAAAACTTAGGTGGTGGCCTATCTACTTTGATAGCTGATACACGCAAACATAAATTTTTTGGTACATCTTTTTCATCAAGTTGATTAATTATCTGGTACTCTCTAGTAGCTAACCAATGCTTTATATGTGGTGTAAGTTCACAAACTTCAAATATTTTCATCAGATGGGCAAAAGATTGTACATCACCAGAATCAAACCATCTGTGATATCTATCTTCCTTTTTTTTATTTTTATATTTCTGTGTAATAAGTTCTGCCATATAGTCCACCCACTCATTCATGAGTATAGCATCATATCTTTTTTGGTACATGGCTTTAACTGCAGGGAATATATAACAACCCTTACCTGCATAACATTTATTACATATTGTACCATCTATCTTAGCTAGTTTCATACCTGTATTACAATACTCAATAGGTATACCCCAAGAAAATGCAGGCATCTTACTTGTATTAGATAGTGTGCCTATCTTTTTTTCTATATCTTTTCTATTCATAACTTCCATTCCAGTTTTCTAATTGCAAATCTTAACTTAACAGCATCAATCTGTCCAGTTTTGTACTTGTCTCTTAGTTTTTCATATAGCCTCTGTATATGTTCTCGGCTTGTACCAATATGATCGCACACTTCCTCACATCTTTTGGTATAGAACCATCTTCTTGCCGTATCTATTTCTGCTTGTGATATATTGGTAGACATACTTAAAGCAAAAGCATCCTCCATATTTTGTTGGATGATTGCTATCTGTAGCTTTTCTTCGGGTGTTCTTGTCCTAGTTTCTGTATATGCTTTTTCCATGATGTAATTAATTATTGTTTGTTAATACCACAGGTTGCACAATAGTATTTTTTACTTACTATTATCACTGCTTTTGAGTCACATTGATAACATAATTTTTTACTTTGGTCAACCTGTCGCATTGATTTTTGAAACGATCTGTGATATGATAACCTGTCATTGCAGGGGGGGTTAGTATATACTATATACCGCTTAAAAGTTTTAACCATTAATTTAAAAATTTCATGGCCCACTTAGCATTAATCTCTTTACTACTCATTAACATTTTAAGAGAATTAAATTTAACCCTTTCAAACATTACAATATTTACAGTATCATTTGTATCTAATAATCTGTTTACTGTATAAACTTTTTTACCTACACTAAACCATATTAACTTACTGATAGAAATATTTCTAGGTTGTTTTATATCTAAGTCATGGGCCAATATATACTCATCTGGTTTTGTAGTTCTTGCTTTGCCTTTTCTTTTATACATAGTACCATCAGTTTGTTTCCAAGTTTTTCTATTTTTTAAATCAAACTTGCCAACTCTGTATGTCCCATCTTTTTTCATAAATCCTGCTCGGAACTTCTTAGACTTTGTTTGTGTAAGTAAAGTATATATAAGATCAGATACTTTACCCATTTCTATATTTACTTGCATGATATTATCCTTTGGTTGATTGATTATTTCGGAAGTGCATGATTAATGTAATTAACAAAACCTTGTCGACACTTGCGTGCTTATACGACTTAGACTAGCCCTAGTGTGAGGCTCATGCACTCCCCCTTGATTATTTGATTCTCATTGAGTCACATCTACAAACAAAAAAGGACAGCCAAGTCTCCCTGACTGCCCTTAGTTTATATCATAACAGATTCGATTGGTCAATCTGTATTTACTGGCTCTACCTGTGGCTTTTGTAACTCAGTCTGTGGAACTGGCGCAGAAATAGGGAAAACCATTTGATGTTTTTCAAATGTAGCACTATCACTATTCCAATTATTTAATGCCTCCTTCGCTTTCCTCTGCTCGTACAGTAACTCTGTTGTAGGTTTGCCTTTATTCTCGATCAGTACCAAACAATTTATAAGATGTTTCCTATATGTCCTCTTCCATTTTAGTTCATGCGAAGAGTCAAGTACAGGTCTATTATCTTGTGTAGACTGATTGTTTTCTATGTTTTTTAACATATGTTTATCCTTCCTTTAAAGTAATTACAACTTACAATAAACATTTACATAGGTCAAATAAAAAACCCCCCTGTATTTCTACAGAGGGGAAACTTTAACTTATAGAGAGAAAAAAGATTGTTTAATATTATATTAACATACCATTATGAACTGCTAACAAAAAACTTAGTATTGTCATAACAACAAAAAACAGTATAAAATATATAATTTCTTTTAGCATAATTTTTTAATTCAGTCCACCCCCTACGTATAGGGGGCAGGGTTTACAACGACACCTTGCGGGTGCCTACCGATCAAGTTATTGCATATCACCAACAATTAGATGACTACGGATACTAACCATCACCGAGCCGACAAGTTTACCAATGGCTCAAAGATCTTACTTGTCCGCTTGTATACAATTCCATATTACAATATTCATTTTAATTGGTCAAGTGGTGTAGTAAAGAATAAGTGTATTTCTTTTTTAACTTGTTCTACTCCAACCAACTCTTCTCTTTTTTGTATAGTAACCTGTGTTGATACATCTAAGTCACTATTGATTTGTTTTCTTACATGCTCACGGCCTTTATTAACAGACTGTACATGTGAGATTTCATTACTAGTTTGATCTGCCATTGTATATCCTTTCTGTTATCTGGAAGGGTACTCAACTGTTGTAGTATGTGAGCATGAGTACAATTACAGCTTTCACCAACTCCCAGAATTACATAGTACAAAAAAAAACCCCCCATGTCAAATGACACAGGGGGCCTTAGGTACATTGTTACTACCTCACTTTACTATAGTTATACTGCAACAAAGCTGATCAATATTCCAAGCACAACCCATAGTAAAGAGACATACATTATTGCTTTCATATTTTTAGTCCTTTGTTATAATCTTAGCTTATAACCAAAAGCAATATGTGTCAAATGTTTTGAAAAGTTGCCCCGTCTCCGTGCTAGTATGATCAGAGTTTTTTTAAAAGAAATAAAAAAAAGAATACCACGGGTGACATGATCAACACCCGTAGTACAATGTCTAAGTTGTTAAAATGTTCAATCAAGTAGAACATAATATTCCTGAGTGAAATATTTTTGGAACCACTCACGGCCCTTATTCATGGTTGATGCTAACTTATAATCTCCTGCATTATAAAAATCTTCTGCACCTTTTATAGTATAGTAAACAGCAACAGCAAAAGTAGGTAGTATTGTTGATCTACCTGAGTATTCATTTGTTACTGTATGTACCTTATGCAAGTCTTTTAGATTAACAGCTATATCAAAAGGTATTTTAATTTCTGTACCTTTATAATTTATTACTGTTCCTTTTTTCATTT